GATGGTGGTCGAGCAGATAAAGGATTCCGCAGATCGGAAACGTGTAACTGCAAAGCTACAGGATTTCATATTGCAGTTGGATAAGATGTCAGGTAACAAAACGAAAGTAAAAGACAGCGATGTCTAGCATTGAAGATTACATTGACTTGGAAGGCATGGACCTTGAGGAAGTGTCGGAGATATTCGACGCCTTCGAGAAGTCTCTAGTCTCGAGTCAGGATTTCGAATCGGTTCTCGATTGGGGGTCTCACTATTGTAGTCATTACTTTACGCATCCACCGAGCCGCATGCATGCCGAGATCAGCGATGGGCTGGGGCAGCTGAGCGTACAACGTGGCGTTCGTAAAGTATGGATCGCCCCACGTGGGTTTGCTAAGTCTACTACAGTCACATTAATCTTTGCATTGAAAGCTGCGGTGGAAGGCGATGAGCCATATATCATTATCGTGTCTGACACGTCTTCCCAGTCACAATCGTTTCTTGAATCGATTCGTACAGAGCTTGAGGACAACGAAGACCTCGCCAACGACTATCCCTTTGCTGTTGGTGTTGGCCCCACTTGGACCTCGAAGAAAATTGTGCTTAACAATGGAGTTACGATTGAAGCACTGGGGACCGGGAACAAGATTAGAGGTAGACGCAAGAAGCAGAATCGGCCAAGCCTAATCCTCGTCGATGATATGGAAAACGACGATCACATTTTCAGTCCAACCCAAAGGGAGAAAGCTCGTTCATGGTTCAACTCAGCTCTGATGAAAGCCGGGAACAAGGATACGAACGTTGTTGTTTTGGGAACTGTATTGCATCGGGATTGCCTTCTGCTGAACTTGAGGAATACACCAGGGTGGTCTGGTCGTCTATACCGAGCTATCGAAAAGTGGCCGGACCGGATGGATTTATGGGAGCAGTGGGGCGTTATCTACAGGGACATTCAGAATGAGAACTATGAGGCGGACGCCCTAACGTTTTACAATAAGTATTTCAAGGAAATGAATAAAGGGTCAGTAGTCCTCTGGCCTGAGAATGAAAACTTGTACGAGTTGATGTGCATGCGTGAGCGTGAAGGTCACATGTCATTCGAATCGGAGAAACAGAACAATCCGATCAACCCTGAGGCGTGTGAGTTCCCAAGCGAATGGTTCGACGACCCTATCATTCACTTCGATGATTGGCCGGAGGATCTAACGCTGAAGACGATCGCTCTTGACCCATCGAAAGGTGCCGACGCAAGGAGGGGCGACTATGCGGCATTCGTTAAACTGGGAAGATCACCTCAAGGCATTATGTATATTGATTGTCGGATGGACCGGATACCTGCTTCTGATCTGTCCCACGAGGGTATTGAACTCTATCGCGAGTTTGGTCCGCACGGCTTTGGAATAGAAACGAACCAGTTTCAAAGCTTGTTAGCTAGAGACTTTGAGCAGGTATCGAAATCGCTCGGTGTGATGATGCCGATATTTCAGATGCATAACTCGATTAAAAAGGAAGTTCGTATACGTCGGCTCAGTGCATACCTCAGTCGGCGGATGTTTAGATTCAAAACCCACTCACCTGGTGTCATGCTGCTATTAAACCAGCTGCGCGATTTCCCGGTAGGAGATCACGACGATGGTCCCGACGCATTAGAGATGGCGTTACGGCTGGCCATGGAACTTGACAACGAAGGAGTTGGACGATGACGGTTGATACCTCTCCCCAGGATCGCCTGCGGGAATTGCAGACACGGATTGATATCCGTCAGGCTGAGATGAAACTCGCCTTGATGGAAAACTCGTTGAGCGTATACGACGATTATAAGATCGTTGATCGTTCTCTCGACGACGTTAATGATAGAGACGAATGGATTCCAATCGGGTTCGGAGACGACCGGAAACGAATTCCGTTCAATACGGAAGAGGGACTGGCTGAGATCAGAAATCGGTCGCGTACAATTTGTATGATGAACCCGTACGCGATTAACTTGGTTGAAAATCGGGTCAGCTACATCGTCGGCGACGGGTTGAACATCAGTGCGATCAATAAAGACGAGGAGGACACCACTGATCTCGATGACGTTGATACGACGCTGGATGATTTTCGGAAGATGCAAGACTTCGATGAACTCGAACAAGAAGTAGTTCGTCGTGCAGATCGCGACGGCGAAGTTTTCTTGCGTCGATTCCCAATGCCCGACGGTACTACGGAGATTAGGTTTGTCGAACCGGGCGACGTATCGACACCGATCGAACATCGAGAGAAAGGCAAGCCGTACGACTATGGAATTTTGGTCGACCCTGAGGATCACGAGAAGCGGCTGGGATACTTCATCAACAAGGAGTTCGTACCGGCGGAGTTCATCACTCACATCAAGTTAAACGTTGACCGGAATGTCAAGCGTGGCATCCCGACGACGTTCGCCGTTCACGATAATCTCAAGCGTGCGGATAAGCTGCTACGGAACATGTCGGTGGTCGCTACAATGCAAGCGGCTATCTCCATGATTCGCCAGCACGATTCGAGTTCCAACACTTCGGTTCGGTCGTTCGTTAACGAACAAGCCGATGCGACATTGTACAACCAAAACAATGGACAGACTACCAACTACCAGGCACTGGGCGATCCAAGGATTATCGACGCACCATCAGGTGTGAAATATGATTTCCCGGCAGTCGGAATGAACATCGCACAGTTCATCGAAGTTCTCAAAGCGGAGTTGCGAGCTATCGCGGCTCGTGTCGTGATGCCGGAGTTCATGTTGTCATCCGACGCGAGCAACGCGAACTACTCTAGCACCATGGTTGCGGAAGGACCTAGCGTTCGTAACTTTAGTCGGCTGCAGAACTTCTTCAAGTCGCGGATGATCGAACTGTACGAACGGGTGGTCATGCATGCCATCGAATCGAAATTGATTGACCTATCATTGGCCGACGGGATTATGAGTCGCGAGGTTCTCGCGGAAGTGATGACGATCGAGGCGACGTCCCCAACGTTGGCCGTTCGGAATCGTAAGGAAGAGATCGACGCGAACATGGTTATGGTCGCCAGCAAGGTTATGTCAGTGCAAACGGCCAGCGAACTTGATGGTCTCGACTACGAGAAAGAACAACAGAACATTGACGAACATACGGAACGTGTCATGGAGCGGATGCCCGACCTCCCACTCCCAGGAGAAGGCGGCGACCCTAATAATCCTTTCGCCACCGAGCCTAAGGATGATGACGAAGGCGACGATGATAACGAGAAAGGCGATAAAGAGTAGACGATGACATTCCCGATCACGGACAACCCGTTAGATCAAATGCTCGCTGCCAAGAGTGAAGCTCGGCAGATTGAGTTGGATGTCCTTGTAGCTAGAAACATGTCGGCGGTTGACCGTTCTTTCCAGTTGTTCTGGAAGGAGCTAGTATTGATTATGCATTTGAAAGACCCTGAGCTCATCCGCGTGCGTACGGCCGAATTGTGGGCTAAGCTATCACCTACATTGATAGTCGAAATGCGGAAGCGTTTAGACACGACCGTCAACTGGTCGTACTACCGTACAGCGAAGAACATGATCGATGTCGTGCCGGTGGGCTGGTGGAGATTCTTTAAGCCGGAACTGGTCGAAGCTGAAGAAGGTATCAAGCCATTATTTACAACTGGGATTCCGAAGAAGGGAAAGAAAACTAAGGAGCAGCAAAAGACGGCTGCTTTGAACGCGGTATTCAAACCGCCTACCAAGGATAAGGTAGAAGAGATAGTCTATGCTTCTGGTCCCGATGGTAAGAATTGGGAAGACCGGTTGCTCGGTTTGTCTTCAAGGATTACCGATCCGAAAATCGTCGCCGACACTATTGCGACTATGGTATCTGATGGAAAGAAGCCTGCACAAATCGCAAAGGCGATCCGTCCTCAAGTCGGCGGCATCAATAGTGCGGCTCGTCGCATTGCCCGAAATGAGACGCGACGTATTTCTAATAGCATGCAAGAGGAGGCGTGGGAAAAAGCCGGTGACATAATCGTTGGCTTTCAGATCAGAGCTACGGTTGATGAAGCAACACGGCACGTGCACCGTGAACGTAATGGTCGTATCTACTATAAGAATCCTGGACAAGGAGAATGGCAAGTTGCACAACGTCCCGAACTACCTGACGCTCCTAACTGTCGCTGCTGGTACACTCCGGTCATGCGAACTCCTGATTGGGCTGGGTCAAATCCTGATCTTCTTAAGCAGTTTGAATCAGGGACCGTTACCGATCCAGCAACTCATGGAGAATGGTTTAAGACAGCAAGCGTGGACCAGAGAAGAAAGGCTGTTGGAACTCGGCGATACAACCTTATGCGTAAGATTCTAGGGGAGGAACCAGAGTATCACCACTTCGTGAATAACGAAGACGGTAACCTGTGGCCACTCAAGAAGATCACGAAGAAGAACCGTTTAAAGATCGCCCACTCGGCGACAGATAACATCGTCGATATGAACCGCCGTAGCGAGTTGATTCAGCAGCTGCGCATCAGCGGGTTCCTTCACCCAGAGGATGGGACGGTTTCTGATTTCTCGTTTGCTCAGAAAGCTGCCGTGCAGTTTCCTGTTAAGCCTTCATTATCTGGGAAGGGAGTTGAAGTTGTCAAGACCCAAAAACTTGGTAAGTCGTCGTGGGAAGTGTACAAAGACGGTACTCTGGTTCCTAAGCCGTTCGGAAAGGATTCTCATTTTTCAGGTGCTAAGAACGCCAAGATATGGGCGGCTCAAATCGATGGCCAACTTCCCATCGAAGATAAGTACAAGCATCTTGTACCAGGTGGCGGGAAAACTCAACCTAAGCCGGCAACGATTCCAAAGCCGAAGACTCCGCCGAAGACAACCACGAAGAAGCCAGCAGGTGGGCTTCCCGATGTATCATTCAAAGACGGCGGTGTACCTTCTACGGGGATAGAGGTTATCAAGTCGAAGGTCGGCGGCAAGGTTCAATTCAATGTTTACAAGGATGGGGTATTACAACCTAAGCCCAATGCGAAGAAGAATAAACACTTCGGCGGTAAGACGAATGCTATCAAGTACGCTCAGCAGATCGCACAAGGATCGCATGCAGGGCAGGCACCGGGAACGTTCCTCACTCCGAAGTCTTCACCGAAGGCACCCGTGGCTAAGAAGTCGGCTTCACCTTTCGCTAAGACGCAGAAGTCTCCACTGAAAGGACTGAGTTCTGTCGCGATACCGAAGCCAGGGAAGTCGACGAGTATCGTGACTGCGAAGAAGCAGTTCCTCAAGTTTTACGATACCGATAACTTTTCTAAGCTGACCAAGGACACGTACTCGTCTCAGAAGGCACTCGATGCGATGTCGGCTAAGCATCACCAGATGCAGACCGACTACCCGTTGCTAGGGAAGTGGAGTCAGAATACTACGTTCCAAAAGTTTGTGCTCAAAGATAAGAGTAAGAGCAAGAACGGTTCGTACACGTACAACACGACCAACCTATCACTTATCGATTCGGAGAAGTCGTTTATCACGATGCACCTGCCAGGTGCTGGAGTAGAGCACGAGATAGCCCATCCGAAAGTCGGCGTCGGCAACTGGTCAATGTCGCATATAAGTCAGGGAGTAAATGATACAAAGGTTACCTACGCCCACGAACTGGGACACGCATTTGAATACACGTACATCAATAAGATTCCGCAGGCTGCAGGGGATTGGGCGTCGGCAGTTCAAGACGTAACCGGGCAGCATGTAACTACGGCAGGCAAGACTAAATTCAAGGCGTCAGGTAAAGCAAAGATCAAGGCAGGGATCTCAAACTACGCTGCGTCAAACTCGAACGAAGTGTTCGCCGAATCGTTCTCGGCATTCACCCATCCGAACTATGGAAAGAAAGGCGGCAAGCAGTTACCGAAGCCTATCCATGATTTCTTTACCGACGCGTTGGTCAACGAGAAGTACGAGATCACTAAGACGGTCGTCGGTAAAGCGAAGATCGGCAAGGCATCGAAACCGGTGACCACTGCGAAGTTTGTTCCGAAAGGAAAGTCGGTAAACCTCAAAGCTGGGCAAGCCGTCACGCTCGGTGCGAACAAACGGTCTCAGGGTCATCAAACCTATCAGCTGCCGAAGAAGATTAAGACTAAAGTCGTGGATGCAGGTTCGGTCGCCGAAGTAGTCAACACGTCGAGGGATACTCATGATGAACAAGAACTACTTGGGTGGATCGGTAAAGCGAAACCGGTCGAGAGAAGAGCGGCTAAGCGATATACCAAAAACGGGGATGAAATTGTAAACGGCTACCTGCGAGGAAATATGCCGTCATGGGCTAACACGACTGAGGCTAAGAAGATTGATAAAGGGTTGCAAGACGTTATCAAGAAACACGGAACGACCACAAAGGGTAAGCACGTGTATCGCGGTATCCACATCGCGAATGAAACTAAACGGGATGAGTTTTTGAATAACCTACTGGAGCAAGGAGAAGTCGAGTTTCCAGCCTACCTATCGACGAGTATCAGCCCACGGCAGGCCAAGTCATTTTCAGGGGGTAGTGATCTCAGTTCATTCCTATTCAAGATCAAGCCTAAGAACAAGGGACTGTACCTAGGGGACAAGCAGGCATCCCACTTCAAACACGAGGAAGAGTTCTTGATGAACAAAGGCTCGAAGTTTAAGGTGACACGAGTCGTGTTGAATAATAAGATGGACCAGTACAACAATAGTACTCACGTTATCGAGCTGGAGGAGATTGACTGATGGCTAAGAAGAAGTCACGACGTAAGAAAGAACCTGTGAACCCTAACCCGCCACCGCGAAGGAAACGCTTCGTCAGTGAAGATGAGACTGAGTGGGTCTTCCCTTCCCAGAAGAAGGACGCGGCTTCTAAGGAGAAGAAATGACATCGATGAATGAGCCTGAATGCTCGAGACGAAAGTGCAAGCATTTCCTAGGGTTCGAGGAAAATGAGAAGACGTTAGAAATGATTCCAACTTGTGCCGCATACCCCGACGGCGATGGGATTCCTGATGCGATTGCGTGGGGAAGTAACTTACACTTGGAACCTGTCGACGGGGACCATGGAATCCAATATGAAAGGGAAGCTGATGCCTGACGTAGCGATAACCGAAGTCGTACTCTCCGAAGCACGTATCGATAAAGCCGGTAGTGTGATCAAGGGGGTGAAGCTCTTGAACCAGGTTTCACGGAATGGGAGAATCTATAGCCGCGAAGCAATGATGGAAGCCGCACGTCTCTACGAGGGACTGCCGGTGAACGTCGATCATCCGAAAGGCGGATCGGCCGGAGCGACGGCCACACGCGAGTTCAAAGATCGCATTGGTCGAATTACGAACGTGAAATTTCTGGGAGAAGGCCAAGGCGTAGTTGGCGATCTCACTTACAATCCGTCTCACCCCTGGGCGTCAACGCTCGAGTGGTGGGCGGAAAACGATCCTGCCGGCGTAGCGATGAGTCACAACTCACACGGACGGGGTAGGATGAGGGATGGCAAATTCCTCGTAGAAGGGTTTGTCAAGATTCGTAGCGTGGACCTTGTTGCAGACGGAGGTACCACTAAGGGTTTGTATGAGCATTATCAAGAGGAGGACACGGCTGCTCAAAGAACGTCTGATGACTCGCTAGCAATCCTGCTAAGCGAAACGTTGAAGGATACCGAGTTCTCCGATGAGGACAAGGACACCACGTTAACATCACTCATTGAAGAATGGCGTAAGGGTCGTATCCCGACGCCGAAACCTACTCTGGAGGAGAATGAAATGGAATTGAAGGATCTCACCCTCGATCAGATCAAGACCGAGCGTAAGGATTTGTATGAGTCGATCGTTTCTGAAATCGCAACCGGTGAGGAAGCGAAGAAGAAGGACGCGACAATCAAAGCACTGACGGAAGAACTGGATGCGTCGAAAGCCGTGACTGCTGCAGCTGCTCGTAAGACGGCTATCACGACGGCACTCCAAGAGTCGAAACTTCCGAAGGAAGCTTTGTCCGACTTGTTCGTTACCAATTTGATGGAAGCTGCGGACGACGCGGCCATCAAGGAACTGATCGAAGATCGGAAGTCAGTATGGCTTTCGTCGACCAAACCTCGATCCAAAGGCAAGGACCTGTTGGAAGGTTCTGGCAACGCCAACGTTACCGTGGAAGATTTCGTTTCCGCGATCGGCAACTAGTCCGTCCACGGTTGGGCTGACATCAATCTAGTTTTAGGTATACTGAAAGGAATTGAGATGACTGACACTTTCCGTCACGCGTACGGTGACGTCGAGCCTCGGATGGCTTCCGTTGATCTTGCTGAAGCGATTGAAATCGGAGACCTCTGCTACTTGGCCACCGATGATGTTCGTGCTGCTGGCCAATTGGCTTGGTCCACGAACCTCGCTGGAACTC